TGTCTGTTAATCTTCTTTTTCTTGATGAGTTTGCTTTCGTTGAGAATGCGGCTGAGTTCTATACGTCAACGTATCCTGTTGTATCTTCAGGTAAAGACACCAAAGTAATCATCACCTCTACCGCAAATGGTATTGGTAATCAGTACGAAAAGATTTGGACTGGTGCTGTTCAAGGAACGAATGCATACCAACCATTCCGTGTGGATTGGTGGGATGTGCCGGGCAGGGATGAGAAATGGAAGTTGCAAACAATTGCGAACACTTCTCAATTACAGTTCGACCAAGAATTTGGTAATACTTTCTTTGGTACGGGTGATACACTCATAGGTGCAGAAACCCTGATGGGTCTCAGAGCACAAAATCCTTCAAGTGTTCTTGAAGGGGGTGACTGCCTTATATATGACGAACCAATTAAGGATTACGAATACATCATGGCAGTTGATGTATCGAAGGGAAGAGGACAGGATTATTCTACGTTTAACGTAATCGATATTACCTCACGACCTTTCAAACAAGTCGCGGTGTATCGGTGCAATACTATTTCTCCACTACTCTTTCCTAACATTATATATAAGTATGCGAATCTCTACAATCAATCGTGGGTAGTCGTTGAATCAAATGATCAGGGTACAGTAGTTTGTAATGGACTATATTATGACTTAGAATATGAGAACCTCCACACCTCCAGTGCAACCAAGGCAGACGCACTCGGTATAGAAATGAACCGAAAAGTCAAGAGACTTGGGTGTTCCTCAATCAAAGACATTATAGAAACAAACAAAATAAACATAGTGGATGAGAACACCATCCTAGAGATATCAACATTCATAGGTAAAGGACAATCATACGAAGCCTCTAGTGGTAACCACGATGACCTTATGATGAACCTAGTGATGTTTGGATATTTCGTATCCACCCAATTCTTTGCGGATATGACAGACATTAATCTAAAGGACATGATGTTCCGAGATAAGATGTCCGCAATAGAAAATGATATAGTACCGTTCGGTTTCATTGATGATGGATCGGATTATATCGAAGAACAAGATAACACATACCAAGGATGGCACTCTATAGACACGATAGGTGATCGAGACTGGTAGAGAATAGTATTCTTATAAATACTAGTATTGAAAATAACCGTATTATGATTTACTTATCATTCGTTAACGAAACTAAAGGAAAATGCTATGGCTGTAAAACCCGCATCTCCACGGATCAATATCAGTGAGATCGACAAAACGGCAATCGTGCCTGCTGTCGGTGCTTCTGGTGCTGGTTTCGTAGGAAACTTCCGTTGGGGCCCTGTGCATGAACGAACTCTTATCTCTGACGAGACGGGTTTAGTTACTGCATTTGCCGCACCTAACGACACGAACTCAGTGGATTTTCATTCCGCTGCGTATTTCTTAAAATACTCACAAACTCTTCAAGTTGTTCGCGAGAACAATGGTGGACAAAACGCACACGGTGCAGTGACCAAACTTGCAGGTGACTCTGACCTTAACTCTATGATTGTCAACAATGGCTCTCACTGGGAAAATACTGTCAAAGACGCAGTAGGTGAAGGTGTTTCAAAAACTTCTAGTGGTACTTGGATTGCAAAATATCCAGGCGACATTGGTAACGCTTTGACTGTATCTTTCTGTCCTGCTGGCGACTCTGCAAGTGTTGATCACTTTACTGGTTGGTCATACGCATCACAGTTCAATGGCGCGCCCGGATCTTCTACTTATGCAACCAGCAATGGTGCATCTAATGACGAAGTTCACGTTGCTATTATTGACCGTACCGGTCTAATCTCTGGTACTGTTGGTGCAGTTCTTGAAAAGTTTGAATATCTCTCTGTTGCTAAAGGCGCAGTAACTCCTGACAATTCACCTAACTATATCTCTGACGTACTGAATGCAAACTCTCAGTATATCTGGAATGGTTACTTCGGTGATGACTCTGCCTTCGGTTCTGACTTCTTAGATCTTGGCGGAAACTGGGGAACTACTCCTGATGTAGATACTGCGACCAACTATGGTCTCGGTGCAGCTCTTGTAGATGGTGTTCGTACAGTAAATCTTGGTGGTGGACAAGCGTCTGCAACTCTATCTACTGGCGATATCTCAGAAGGTTACGATCTGTTCGAAGACAAACTCACTACCGAGATTGACTTCCTGATTGCTCCTATGCACCCAACTGCCGCACAAGGCGCGACTGTTACAAATGACCTAACGTCAATTGCAACTGCACGTAAAGATTGTGTTGTAATAACTTCTGTAGACAGAGACAATCTTGTGGGTAAGACCGATGCACAAGCAACAACCAATGCGGTTTCCTTCGTTGGCGGATTAACTAAATCCTCTTACTTAATTGTCGATAACAACTTCATCAAGATCTTTGATAAGTACAACGACAAGTACATCAACATCCCTGCTGCTTCAAGCACTGCGGGTCTGATGGCTGCTACTGACATTATCGCAGATCCTTGGTACTCACCTGCCGGACAGAGACGTGGTAATTATCGTGGTGTTACCGATATCTTAACTAACCCTAATCAAACCCAACGTGATTCTCTGTATAAAGCAGGTGTCAACCCTATCGCAAACATTCCAGGCACTGGTCTGATCTTGTTTGGTGATAAGACGTTGGAAAGCCGACCTTCTGCCTTTGACCGTATCAACGTAAGACGTTTGTTTATTGCGATTGAGAAGTCTATTGGTGAAGCTGCGAAAAACGTGATGTTCGAATTCAATGACGAGTTTACTCGTGCAGAGTTCGTAAATATCGTTGAACCTTTCCTCCGTAGAGTTAAGGGTCGTAGAGGTATAACTGACTTCCGTGTTGTATGTGATGAAACAAACAACAATCAAGAAGTTGTGGACAATAACCAATTTGTTGCAAGTATCTTCGTTAAACCCGCACGTTCTATCAACTTCGTTCAATTGAACTTTGTTGCTGTTAGAAGTGGTGTGGACTTTGAAGAAGTTATCGGCACGGTAGGAGCATAATACAATGGCTATTTTAGGTGTAGATGATTTTAAATCAAAACTAAAAGGCGGTGGTGCTCGTCCTAACCTCTTCAACTGTAAGTTGAACTTTCCTGCATATGCCCTTGGTGATGCAGAACTGACTTCTTTCATGGTGAAGGGTGCACAGTTACCTTCTTCTAACGTTGCTCCGATCACGGTACCTTTCCGTGGTCGTCAACTGAAGATTGCCGGTGACCGTACATTCGAAGAGTGGACAGTAACCGTCATTAACGACACAGGTTTTGAAATACGTGATGCAATGGAACGTTGGATGAACGGTATCAATTCGCACAATGCGAATACCGGATTCAATGATCCTGCGGATTACCAAACTGACCTGTCAGTAGACCAGTTGGACAAAGATGGACTTGTAATTAAGACTTACAACTTCCGTTCTTGTTTCCCAACCGTGATTTCTGCTATTGACTTGAACTATGATACAGTAGACACTATCGAAGAGTTTACCGTAACATTCCAAGTACAATATTGGGAGTCAGGCACAACTAGTTAAGTTGTGACTAAATATATGCGTAGGGGGATTTTCCCCCTGCGTATTATTTTTACTTTGAGGCAAAGATGGCAGACGACAATAACAGTATTATGAAATTATTCGGTTTCGAACTCAAAAGAGCATCGAAAAAAGAAACCGGTAAAGAAAATGATAAATTACCTTCTATCGTTCCGAAAGCGGATGACGATGGTGCGGGTTATGTAACTGCGTCTGGTTCTCACTATGGTCAATACATTGACATCAATGGTGATAACGCAAAGGACAATGCAGAACTCATCATGAAGTATCGCGGTGTGGCCAACCATCCAGAAGTTGACGCAGCGATTGAAGATATTGTAAACGAAAGTATTTCTGGTTCGGAGACAACCTCTCCTGTAGAACTGAATCTAGACGGTATCGAAACGTCAGATAAAATTAAAAAATTAATGGTAGAAGAGTTTGATGGGATATGTTCCATGTTAAACTTTTCCGAGATGGGACACGACATATTCCGTTCATGGTATATTGACGGTCGTCTTGTCCATCACTTAGTAGTAAACGAATCTAATGCGAAGGCCGGTATCCAAGAGATCCGTCCTATAGACACCCCCAAGATTCGTAAAGTAAAAGAAGTAAAGTATAAAAAAGATACACTGACTGGTGCAAAGATCGTAGATAAAACCGAAGAGTTCTACGTGTTCCAAGAGAAGAGTTCTACGCAGAGTGCGGTAAAGATTTCTCCGGATGCAGTATCATATGTGACTTCAGGTCTTACCGATCCTACCAAGAAACGTATTTTATCTTACTTACAGAAAGCAATTAAACCCATCAACCAGTTGCGTATGATGGAAGACAGTCTGGTAATTTATCGTCTCGCACGTGCACCAGAACGTAGAATCTTTTATATTGATGTTGGTAACTTACCTGCTAACAAAGCAGAACAACACATGAAGGATATCATGGGTCGTTATCGTAATAAGTTAGTATACGATGCGAGTACCGGTAACCTTAAAGATGACCGTAAACATATGTCTATGTTGGAGGACTTCTGGTTACCTCGTAGAGAAGGTGGTCGTGGTACCGAGATTAGTACACTACCTGGCGGTGAGAACCTTGGGCAGATTGACGATATTGTATACTTCCAGAAGAGATTGTATCGTTCTTTGAATGTACCTATCAATCGTCTAGAACAAGAGTCACAGTTTAGTCTGGGTCGTTCTACCGAGATTTCTAGGGATGAAGTTAAATTCCAGAAGTTTATCGATAGATTACGTAAACGTTTTTCTGGCCTATTCACTGGTATCCTGAAGAAACAATTAATCCTCAAAGGTATCTGTACAGAACAGGATTGGGATATTTGGAAGAATGATATTCAGATAGACTTTGTTCGTGATAATCATTTCACCGAGTTGAAGGATTCTGAGATACTTAGAGAAAGACTAAGTACCCTTGACCAAGTATCACAGTACGTAGGTGAATACTTCTCACGTGAGTGGGTAATGAAGAATGTCATGATGATGTCTGATGATGATATTGAAGAAATGAAAAACCAAGTCGAAGCCGAGAACGCAAAGGGCGGAGATGATAATGAAGAAGACCTTGGAGTATAACTATGACTGAAGAAGTAGAAACTAATCCCATCCATGATTTGATTGATGCGATCCAACAACAAGATTTTAACTCAGCACAGGGTTCTTTAGATGCCGTGTTGGCTGATAAGATGCATGACGCATTGGAAGTTGAAAAGATTTCTGTTGCAGACACTATCTTTAACGGTGCAGAAGAAGATCAACTGGAGATAGACTTCGAAGATGACGATCTCATCGAAGATGAAATAGAAGATGAAACAGAATACGAGTCTGACGATATCGAATAAAAGTTTATTGTTAAAGATGGAATTTGTATAAATAATACCATAAACGGAAAAACTTAAAATGAAAACATTCGGTCAATTAAGAGAAGCTGTCGCTTCCAAAGGTAAAGTCGTCTTCAATAAGAAGATCGATAAAGTACCTGTTAAGATCGTGAAAGACTCGAAGGGTTTCGTTTTGTATATTGACGGTGATATGTTAGACACCTTCAAGGATCAAAAAGAAGCTGAGAAGACTGCAAAGACAGTCGTAAAGGAATTAAAATGAAACTGATTAGCGAATACTACGAAAACGACATTCAGTGTATCGTAGAAAAGAAAGAAGACGGTGCCAAGAAATATGTCATCGAGGGCGTATTCGCTCAAGCAGATCAAAAGAATCGCAATGGGCGAATTTACCCCAAAGCAATTATGGAACGTGCTGTAAATAAGTACGTTACCGAACAAGTTAGCAAGAAACGTGCGGTCGGTGAATTGAATCACCCCGAAGGCCCAACTGTTAACTTGGATAAAGTTTCGCATCTCATCACAGACCTCAGATTTGAGGGAAATGATGTGGTCGGAAAGGCACAAATATTGGATACTCCGATGGGTAAGATCGTTCAAGGTCTCCTAGAAGGTGGTGTACAACTAGGTGTGTCAACTCGTGGTATGGGAAGTCTAGTGAACCGAAATGGTGTCGCATATGTTGGTGAAGATTTTCACCTTGCAACTATCGACATAGTACAAGACCCCTCCGCACCTGATGCTTTTGTTAATGGTATTATGGAAGGTGTGGATTGGATCTGGAATAACGGTATTTTGGAACAACAGATAATTGAAGATATGGAGACAGAAATCAAAAATGCACCGAAGGCGTACAGTTCTGCTGTTCAAATTCGTGAGTTTAAAAATTTCCTCTCGTTAATCAAATCTAATATGTAAGGAGTCTATAATGACTGATGAAACTAATGTCGAAGTAGAACTTCACGATGATATTAACGAAATCGTGGAGGAAACTCTCGAAGAAAAAGCAGAACCTAAAGGCGCAGGCGCAACATCAACTGATGGTGTAACTGAACCTGAGTCTGTAGCGTCAGTAGATAAGGCGGCCGATGCAACTAAGAAAGCAACATTACCCAAGACAAAAGCGGGCATGATTAACTCTATGTACCAGAAGATGAACTCCATGAAAAAAATGGATCTTCAGGCTGCATACGGTAAAATGATGGGCGAAGATGTCGAGTTTGATGTTGAAGTAGTTGCAGAAAAAATTGATACAGTAAGTGAACTTGATGCACTCGTAGAGTCAGAGGCAACTTTGTCTGATGAGTTCAAAGAGAAAACTTCAGTTATCTTTGAAGCTGCTGTTAAATCTAAACTGTCCGAAGAAGTTTCTCGTTTAGAGGAACAATACCAAGAAGAACTATCTGAAGAAGTCGCGTCTATTAAGAGTGATCTTGTTGAGAAAGTTGATTCTTACTTAAACTACGTAGTTGAAACTTGGATGGAAGATAATAAAGTTGCTGTTCAGAACGGTCTCCGTACTGAAATCGCAGAAAACTTTATGGACAAGATGAAGGATCTATTCATAGAATCTCACATCGAAGTACCTGAAGCCAAGGTAGACCTAGTAGATGAACTCGCAAGTCAGGTTGAAGAACTTGAAGAGAAGTTAAATTCTCAAACTGGTGAGTCCATCAAACTGTCAGAAGAACTCGAAGTGTTGAAGCGTGATTCTATCATTGCTGAAGCCGCTCGTGGTTTGGCAGACACCCAAGTCGAGAAACTGAAAGGTCTCGTTGAAAGTATCGATTTCGAAAGTGCGGAAGTATTCGCATCTAAAGTTGCTACTATCCGCGAATCTTACTTTTCTCAAAAAATTAGTGAAGAAGTTGCTGCCGTAGATGAGGAACCTGAAACAACAGTTGAAGTGTCTTCAAGCATGGACTCTTACCTCACTGCAATTAGAAAAACTTCTAGAACTCAATAAGGAATAACCAATATGAATTCTTACGATACTCTTATCGAAAAATGGGCTCCCGTCCTGAACGAAAGTTCTGCTGGCGAGATTAAAGATCATCAACGTAGAGCTGTTACTGCTGCAATCTTGGAAAACCAAGAGAAAGCAATGATGGAAGAACGCGCTCAACACGCAGGTTTCGGTTCTTTGAACGAAGCTGCTCCGGGCAACAGTACTACTTCTGTAGGTAACTGGGATCCAGTATTGATCTCTCTCGTTCGCCGTGCAATGCCTAACTTGATGGCATATGACGTATGTGGCGTTCAACCAATGTCTGGCCCAACTGGTCTCATCTTCGCG